TGGACGGCCCCGTCATGACCGGGCCGAGCACATCAAATAACCGCATAACGGACACCTCACTTATAAAATGGTATAGAATGAGTATAGCGGATTTGCCGCGGGATTGCAAGGCACGGGCAGAAAAGGAAGAAAATGTTAAGAATAACAACACTTCCCTGATAAATTTTTACGTTTATCGGGGAAAGTGTTTGAAAAATGCGGAGAGAGGTTGGAACTGAAGCGTTTTTGTGAGGTAACGAAAATGGCGGGGTGGATGCAGCACAACAGACAAGAATGAAAAAATATACGATGCTGCGTTGTTGGTGGCGTGCGGCGGCTTGTACACAGTAAGGTACACAGTCATGTACACAGTAGTGTACACACCCTTGTACACACCCCACACGGTAGATGGCGTTTTGTGGCGGTATATGCAGTGTGCAAAGGGTGATAAAAGTATAAAAAGAATACCGCATATTCAACGCAATAGCGTTAAATATGCGGTATTTGGCGGAGTAAGAGAGATTTGAACTCTTAAAAAACTACGCCAGAGCGACAAACAATACAATACTGCGAACAATTTACGATGCCTATTTGATTTCTCTTTTCCACGTTATTGATTTGTAAAATAACTATTTAAAATGTCTGCGGCTTCATCGACGGCGCGGGCCTTGGCCTCGGCGTACCAGCGCTGGGTTGTCAGGATGTCGGCGTGGCCCATCAGCTCCTTGATGACCACGGGGCTGATGCCGCACTCCACCAGCACGCCCGCAAACTCGTGCCGGAGCTGGTGGGCGGTGAAGTCGGCCTCCAGCACGGCCTTGTAGAGTGCCTCGCCGGTGACGCTGGTCTTGCCGGTTTTATAGCGCTTGCCGCTGTCGTGGGCGCGCCCGATGCTGATGCAGTATTGCCGCCATGCGTTTTCGTACCGGCTTTTGGTGTAGGGCTGCGCGCCGCCAAAAATAAAATCATCGTCCGCCAGATCGTCCATCCGGCCGGCAAGCACATCCGCCAGCGGCTGCAGGATCGGCACCGTGCGCAGGGCGCTGGCAGTCTTGGGCGGCTCCAACACCGGCGTGTTGGAGTGCCAGACCACCGCCTTTGTCACGCTGATTTTTCCCCCGGCTAAATCGCGCTTCTGCAGCGCCATCACCTCGCCCAGGCGCAGGCCGGCATACATCATCATGGCGGGGCATAGCCCAAAGCCCTCGGGGTGGGCTTTTACATCGGCAATTTCCTCCTCAGTGGGGGCGCGGCGCTTTTTCTGGGGCAGCCCCTGGGGCAGCTTTAGCAGTGTGCAGGGATTGGTGTCGCCGTTCATCTCGGCGCACCAATACTGCCAGATCAGGGAGAGCACCGACTTCTGCCCGGCAATGCTTTTGTAGGCATAGCCCTGCGCGGCCATGTGCATCAGCTCGCGGTTGATGTCGGTGCTGGTGATCTCGCGCATGCCCTGCCCCTCAAACCAGCCCTTGGCGAGCTCCACCTTATGGCGGTAGCCCCGGCGGGAGCCATACTTGATGCACGGCTCCTTGGCGCGCCAGAACGCCTCTGCGACCTCGCAGAAGGGGTCTCCCCTGTCCCGGCGGGTGCTGGCCTCGATGAGGGCCGCATCGATCTTGGCCTGCACCTCCTTTGCGGTGCGGCCATAGAAGTGGCGGGTCTTGCCATCAATGACGCGGCAGCGCTCGATCAGGCCGTCCGCGCGTTTTTTCGTTTTTGCCATGTAGAAACCTCCTTATAGATACACTTTGACAAGCGTGTCCGGAGGTGATACAATACAGATGCTGGTCGGTATTGTGTCCACTCCGGACACGCTGATCTTGAATGCCTGCGGTGCGCCAACACTGCGGGCATTTTTATTTAGTTTATTTGCGAATGACCTCAACGCCATCGATTGAAAGATTAGATACATGCCACTGTTCGGCATCGCTGTCGTACACGGCCAGACCTTCAACAGAGTGACCTACATAGATGCCGCTATCGTCCGCAACCCGAACCGTGCAAGAGGCCGCATATCTGTTATTTACATGTCTGACCTGCCAATCGTCAAGATCGGGCCATTTGGCATCCCCGGCAATATAATTTTCTTCCGTCACATACTTCACGGCCAGTGCAGCCATCTGCTCTTGCGTGTACTGCTTCTTCGGAGCGGGTATCGCCAGAACAACGACCAACACAACCAGAAGCGCAGCAACGATGATGCCCAGAACTTTAATCTGCTTTTTGTCCTTTTCTGTAACATTTGATGCCATAGGAGACCTCCTTACAATTTGCGGCAGAGGCCAACGGCCTTGCCTTCGATGGTGATGGTGTTCATATCCTCGCCGATGCGGATGATCGTGGGAAAGGCTGGGTTTTCGGCGCGGAGCTCGATGTGGTCATCGAACAGAAACACGCGCTTGAGGGTGGCCTCGCCATCGATCAGGACGGCGGCGACCTCGCCGTTCTCTACCATCGGCTGGCAGTGGATGGCTACGACATCGCCGTCCTTGATTTTAGGCTCCATACTGTCCCCTTGGCACAGCAGCGTAAAGTCGGCGTGCCATACGCTGGGGACTTCATCATAGGCGTCAATGTTCTCCTCGGCTGTTATAGGCTCGCCGCACGCAATCTGCCCGACGCGCGGCACACGGTCACGCTGGGGCAATGGCTGGAACCCGGCAGGGATTGTGGCCGTGACGTTGTCATACTTCCCGACATCGTACCCCATCAGCCAAAGAGGATTTACGCCAAGTGCCTCCGCCAGCGCGTTGATGACGGGCCGCTTAGGGGTGCGGACGCCTGTTGTGTATGCGCTGATCGCCTGTTTTGACATTCCTATTTGGTCGGCCAATTTTGTCGTTGAGGTTTTGTCCTTGATGGCCTCGTTCAGACGCTCGGCCAGTTCTGCAACCTTTTCCATATTGACAACACCAACCTTATTTATTGTGGTAAGGTCAGTATAACATAAAGCGTCCACAAAATCAACGCTTTGCAAAAAAAATGTGCGAAATCGTCCACAAAATGGTTGACAACCGCCCCGTGCGGTGGTATATTTAAGTTGTCCACAAAATGGACACTAAAGCGAGGTGAGAACAGTGGAGAACTACCGAGGTTTGATTTTTTCCAAGTACAAAAACATCACGGCGTTCGCGTCTGCCGTCGGCTGGACGCGCAATAAAGCGTCGCGCATCGCAAACGGCATTCAAGAGCCGGACGCGGAAGATATGGAAAAAATGGCCGATGCCCTGGGCATCAACTCCCCCGAACAGTTCATGCACGTTTTTTTTAGGCAGCTGTCCACAAAATGGACATTGAACGACGCAAGCTAATGTGTCCACCCTGGACACGCCCCAAAGGAGGACTACTATGGCACGAGAAAAAGAGGGCTACCGGGACGCGCTGGAGCGCATCCGGCACGAGGCCGCTGGCGAGATGGTGACAGTGGCCGAGGCCGCGCACATCGTCTACGGCACCGACCCCCAGGCGGCCCGTAAGGTCTGCCGCAATATGCGCGGATGGACCGGCCAGGGCCGTGACAAGCGCATCCCGGCCACCGCGCTGGCAAGACAGATCTGCTAGGAGGTAAACAGATGACCAAGGAACAGATGCGCACCGCGTTTGAGCATTGCGACCCGGCGCGGTATCAGGAGTTTTATAATACCGTCCGGGTGCTGGCCGCCCGGCCGGACATCAACCTGCGGCGCCAGATACAGTCTTTGCTGCTGGCTGCCGATCAGGGCAGCCGCCTGTACTTGGCACGCGTGAAAGGGGGCGAGCCGGACGATGAGTAACTACGCGGCCCTCGCATTGAGCAAACGGGAGATCCGCCAGATGAAGGAAGACTGGCGGCGCACGGACCACAACCTGACCCAGGTAGCCGAGCTCCACGCCTGCACCCGCGCTGACGTTGTTGCGGCGCTGGGACTGACCGAGGCAGACTTAAAGCCCTGCCAAAGGAAAAAATACCCCGGCTGGGAAACGCAGAACCCCGAAAAGGCCGCCGAGTTCGTCCGCCTGCTGGAAGGCGGCGCAAAGATGGCCGATGCCTGCAAGACCGTTGGCATTGAGAAAACAGACACCGGGCGTAAAATTTACAACCGCATCAGGGAAAGGAACGCACTTATGAGCAACGAAGAGAAACTTGTGACAGCCGTGGCGCAGGCGATTAAGCCGCCCGCGGCGGATCAGCCGGAGCCCGTCCGGCCCGAGGATTACACCGTGGACAAGCCCTCCAAGTCCAAAAAGACCGCCCGGGCTTTGGCTGAAGATCTGGTCAGCATGGACATGTTGGTGGACGTGCTCAACCGCAAAAAGCTGCTGTCTGCCGATGAGGTTGAAGTCTGTAAGCGCGTCATGGCGCTGGCCGATGCGTTCCGCGTCGGCATCGAATACGGGGAGGCGCTGAAGAATGCCTGATATGAACGAGCGCGGCCTACCCGCCTACGCCTACGCCATGAGCCGCTACACCCAGCGCGTTGTCCGCGTGGTGCGCGGCGAAAACACACTGTTTGGCATCAACGATCAGGAGACCGTGGATGTGCTGAACGAGGCTGCGGGCGTCACCCGCGCCCAGGCTGCTGCCATGTACGGCGGGGCCGTGTGCGGCTGGGACAGCCCGATGGCCGACCCTAAGAACTACGATGAGGTCGGTTTCTACATCGGCCCGGAAATGGAGGATAAACATGGAGAAGAATGAGACCCCCAAAAACCTCGCCCTGCTGACGGCTGACGAGGTCACGCTCAGCATCCTGGAGGTGGACGCCGAGGGCGTGCGCATCAAGCTGTGGCCGGATGTCAACGCCGTGCGCGCCCATCTGGAGGAGTGCTGTGGCCGGATGCCCGGCGGGCTGAATGGTTACAGCGTGCGGCACTACGTTTGCGGGCGGTATCTGTACTGCGCCGTGGCCCTGGCCGACATCACAAAGGACGCCCCCTGCCCCAGCACCTACCGCGTGAGCAGCGATGCGCCCACCAACGAGGCAGACGGCAGCTTTTTGGCCGCTGCCGCCGCCTGGAGCATCGGCGCGGGGGTGCTGAATCTGCCGCCGCTGCGCATCCCGGCCAGCAAGGTCCACATCGTCCCCCAGGGCAAGCCCGGCACCAATATCATTGAGCGCTACGTTCTTGACGATGCCCTCACCCTGGACGACATCACCTACAACGGTGACGGCAGCGTGGCATCGCTGAGGGTGCGCAAGCGTGATGGGAGCGTGATCACATGGCAAGCCAGCTGATCGCCCATGTGGCCGCCTGGTACATCCCAACGGGCCAGCCCTTAGTCAACGACATGGACGGGCTGACGATTGACGGTGCGTATCGCCTGGAGGCCCAGCGGATGCACGCCGAACTGGAGCGCCGCGCGCGGGGGCAGCCCCTATGCGTGGAGATCGACATCCGCCCGGTGAAGAACAAGCGCACACTGGATCAGAACCGCCTCATGTGGGCGCTGCTGAACAGGCTGGCGCTGGCGTTGAGCGGCGACACGCCCGGCGGGGTGACTGCCGAACAGTGCTATCTGGACTTGTTGGCCGAGTTCGGCGCAGAGGTCGAGACCTGGCGCGTGCCGGTCAAGGCCTTGCCCGCCCTGCGCAACACATACCGCGTTGTGCAGATGGTGGAGCTGCTGGACGATGGCTATTGTATGGCCCGCCTGGGTCTGGGCAGCAGCAACTTTGACCGGCAGCAGATGCACGACTTCATCGAACGAATATTTGACCGGCTGAGCGAGGCCGGCGTGGACGATGCCGAAACCACCGAGCAATACCGAGACTGGAGGCGTGCCGATGGATTGCATTAAGTGCAACAGCAGCCAGGTGCGCGTCATCGACACCCGCGCCAAGGGGACCCGGCGGATATACCGCCGCCGCGTCTGCATGATGTGCGGCTTCCGCTGGACGACGGTGGAGCTGCCTGTTGGTGATGTGCGCCAGGCGGTGGATGCCGTCAACGGACTGGAGGAGCGCCGTGGCAAAAAGCATACTGCAAAGCGATAAAGAGTGCTACCTGTGCCGCAAGCGCTACAATCTGCGCACCACGCGCGGCCTGGAGGAGCATCACATCCTATTCGGGCGCGGACGGCGCGAGTTGTCTGAGCGGTACGGCCTCAAGGTCTGGCTGTGCCACAACCATCACAATGAGCCGCCCCTGGGCGTCCATTTTGACCCCGCCGCCCGGCGGGAGTTGGAACAGGCAGCACAATTTGCTTTTGATGAGCTCCACGGCCCCGGCAGCTTTGCCAGAGTGTTCGGAGAAGAAATTTAGTTTTCGCTATACAAAAAACTGATAGGAGGATGCAAACAATGATTTTCCACAACAAGCCCAGATTGCGCAGCGTTGAGAACATTATGCTGACGCGCGCGATGGGCGGCGATGTCAGCTGCAAGCAGATTGACGCCGTCCATGAGGAGGCGTTAGAGGTCGTCCGCGCGGCGCTGGACGGTGAGCATGGCGTGTCTGACCTGGACATTCCTTTTTTGTGCGCGGCCCTGCGTTTCTGGCGCGATGAACTGACTGAGAAGATGCGCAGAGACCACCCGGCTGATCTGGAGGCCGAGGCGTCCGCCTACATCTTGATGAAGCGGCATTATCAGATTGATGCCGCGCCCGTCGGAGGTGGTAAGTGATGCCCCAGATCGTAAACAAAAAGAGCGTGCTGGAGATGGCGATGGGCGCGATTGCTGAAATCACCGATTACGAGGTAGAGCGGGTCGTGGCCAACATCATGGACCCCAATACCAACGCCACGGCCAAGCGCAAGATTACCATCACGCTGACCTTTGCACCGGACGACTACCGCCAGCAGATCGGCATGGACGCGCAGGCAAAGACCACCCTCGCGCCGATCCAGCCGGTGCGCACATCTCTGTGCATTACCAAGGCGCGGGACGGCAGCCTGCTGCTGGCCGAGATGACGCCTCAGGTGCCCGGGCAGGTAAACATGGACGGCGATGAAGCCCCGATGCCCGCTATGGCCCGCGTGGGCCGTGCCGGGTATTAACACACAGAAAGGACAAAACAATGGAAAACAGCTTTTTGAGAGATGCTATTGACCGCATTGTGGAACTGGCAAGGCCCTACACCCTCTCGACCAACGACGGCCACCGGTACAGCAATGTGGATCTGCACGAGGTCAAGCCAGAGGTTGAACTCCCTGCGCGGTACTCGGTGGACACGCTGGAGGCGCTGGTCAAATTGATCCGCACCGAGGGTATCGACCAATCGCCCCGGCTGTATGTGCGTGTGGACAGCGCCCGGCGGGTCATGGTGGACACTACATACACGCATAAAGAATATGCAGAGTTCAGCCGCCTTCCGCTGTATGAGGCCGTGAGCGATGTGCCGAGCATTTCTGTCAACCAATACATGAGCCAGGAACACGCCGTTATCGAACTGCAGAGCCTGTACGCTGTCACCGATGACCGTGACTACCTGCTGGCCCTGCTGAGCCGCATTGACGTCAATCAGGGCGTGTCCAGTGTGGACAACGGGATCAGCCAAGAGGTCAGTGTCCGCACCGGCGCGGTGCTGAAAGAGCAGCAGACCGTCCAGCCCATTGTCCACCTGCAGCCCTACCGCACTTTCCTTGAGGTGGAACAGCCCGCCAGCGACTTCCTGCTGCGCCTCGACAAAGATGGCCGCCCGGCACTGTACGAGGCCGACGGCGGCGCGTGGAAGCTGGAGGCAAAGCGCAGCATCGCCGCCTATCTGGGCGAGCAGCTGGCCGATCTGGTGGAGCGCGGCAGTGTGGTGGTGATGATCTGATGCTGAATATCTGTGCATTGCAGGGCCGCCTGGCCCGGGACCCGGAGCTGCGGCAGACCAGCACAGGCAAGCAAGTGGCGACGTTCACCCTGGCTGTGGATCGCGGGCGCAAGGACGCCAACGGCAAGAGCGTGGCGGACTGGATTCCCGTCATTGCATGGGAGCGTGCCGCCGAGTTTGCCTATAAATGGCTCACTAAGGGCCAGATGGTAGCGGTAGATGGGCGGCTCCAGAGCCGCACCTACACAGCCAAGGACGGCACCAACCGCACCGTGCTGGAGGTCGTCGCCAACAACATCAATTTCTGCGGCAGCAAGGCGGACAACGCAGGGACTCTTTCAGCTCCCACTGAGGGGCCCAGAGTGGGCACGCCCGCACCGGAGTACAGCCGCGGGCCAGGTGACGACTTCGCCATGATCGAGGATGAGGGCGATCTGCCGTTTTAACCGCTGAAAACCGAAAAAGACCTTGCAGGGATGCGCCAAAAAAGGGCGCGGCGCACCCCTGTATTAAGGTCAGCCATTTTTAGGAGCTTGAAGATGGAAACACCGAATTTTTACGCAACGCTCCCCGCCGCTGTGCGGTACGACAAGAACCTAAAGCCCAGCGAAAAGCTATTGTATGCCGAGATCGTAGGGCTGACAAACGTAAAAGGCTATTGCTACGCCAGCAACGCCTATTTTGAGAGATTGTATGACGCGAGTACCAGAACAGTGCAGGGCTGGTTGAAGCATTTGCAGGATTGCGGCTATATTGAGATCATCCAGGTGGGCGGCGGTGCCGGTGAGCAGCGCGCCGAGCGTCGCATCTGCCCGCTGGTTGGGATGACGATAGCACCGCAGACCCCCGCAAAAATCTGCGCCACCCCCGCAGAAAATTGCGGGGGGACCCCCGCAAAAAAATGCGCAGACCCCCCGCAAAAAAATGCGGGTAGATTATTACAAGATAATATTAATACAAGAGAGATTAACGCGGGCGCGCGGGCGCGCGAGAACGGGGACGTTTTGAGCATCCTCTTGAATGGATTCCCGGATGGATGCGGGGAGCGGTTGCGCCAAGCGCTGAAAGATTTTGCCGCTGCCCGCGCGGCGGGCAAGCATCCGCTGACGGCCAGGGCCGCCAAGCTCGTATGCTCTACCCTGCAACGCCTAGCCGATGAGGCTGGCGTCCGTGACCGCTACGGCTACATGGCCGCCGTGCTGGAACAGAGCATTCTACGAGGGTGGGAGGGGCTTTTCCCTCTGAAAGATGATTTTGTGGATAAAGCCCCGGCCCAGCGCCCCGCCAACACGGCAGACCGCCCGCGTGAGATCGGGCCGGACACCGACATCACTGATTTTTTGTGAGGCTGAACGATGCAACAAGCAAACCTGACCCGCCAGCAGACAACGCAACGCGCGTTTCTTGGCGCGGCGCTGATGAACCCGGACGGCGCGCGGAATTACGTCACAAGAATGGTCCCGGCTATGTTTGAGGATGGCGTTTGTCACGACATTTTCGCGGCGATCCAGCAGTTGATTTACAGCGGCAGCCCAGTGGACGTCATCACGGTCATTAACACAGCGGCCAACGGACGCCCGGCGGATAATGTGAAAGTGGCCGTTATGCAGATGGCCGAGACCTGCCCCAGCGTCTCCAACATCGGCAGCTATGCCGCACAGATACTTGAGGATCACCGCTACAGATTGCTGAGCGGCGATCTGATGAAGTGCCTGGCTAAAGATGCGATGGACAGTGACGGCATCTGCCGCCAGCTGCGCCGCACCCTGGCGATGCAGGACGCAATCCTCAGCACCCAGACCGACAGCACGGCCAGAGACTTCGACGCGGTGCTTGATTCCGCCCTGGCCCGCCTGGATGAGCCGGATGACAGCCTAAAACTGGGCTGGCCCGAATTGGACAGGTACGGCGTTTTTGGTCGGCAGCGTGTGTGCGTTGTGGCCGGGCGGCCAGGATGCGGCAAAACGGACTTTTCGCTCAACCTCGCGTCCCGCCTGTCCAAAAAATACAAGGTCTACTACTTGACCCTGGAGGAGACCGCTGAGGCGCTGATGGACCGCATCCTGTCCAAAGTGGCGCGGATTGATTCCGGAAAGATCACAAACAAGAATCTGGACCCGCACGAGCGGCAGATTATCGACAACGCCGCCGCCCGACTCCGGCAGCATCACAACATGATGCTGGACGCGGACAGCAATCTCACCATCGACGGCCTGGAGGCCAAGCTGATCCAGCACAAGCCGGACATCGCCTTTATCGACCACATCGGCCTGTTAAGCCCCACCGACCCCCGACAGACCGAGTATCAGCGTATCAGCGAGATCACCCGGCGGCTGAAGGTGGCCGCCATGAAGATGGGCATCGTGGTTGTGGAGCTGTGCCAGATCAACCGCGCCGGCGTGAAGGGCAACGAGGGCCGCTTCTGCAATCTGGAGGACCTGCGCGGCTCCGGCACGATTGAGCAGGATGCCAACAGCGCGATCTTTGTGGAGAACCGGCGCACCGAGGACAGCAAGGAGCTGCGCGGCGAGGATGCCTATCAGGATACCGCCGTGATGTATGCCAAGAACCGCGAGGGGCCGACGGGCGTTGTGTCCATGAGATGGCAGCCCCAATACCATCAATGGCAGCCCGCCCCTAAAGAGGATTTTGAAGAAATCGACCAGATGAACTGGCCGCAATAACACCCGCCGCCCCGGCGGGACAGGAGGATTACTATGATAAGCATTGCAATTATCAACTTGAAAGGCGGCGTCGGGAAAAGCGTCACCGCCTGCAACCTGGCCGCCGAATTGGCCGCCAAGAGCAAGAGCGTGTTGGTGGTTGATCTGGACAAACAGGGCAACACGAGCAAGTTCTTTGGCGTGGCCGGCTACGACAGGCCCTGCGTGGCGTCTGTGCTGCTGGGCGTGGCCATGGTGAGGGACGCCATTGTGGAGACGGCGATCCCGGCGGTTGCCCTTCTCCCCTGCGACATGCGGATGCTCAAGGCAAACCGCACGATCCTGATGGACAGCGGACCGCGGCAGTATTATCTGCGGGATGCGCTGGAAACTTTGGACGATAGCTATGACTACTGTCTAATGGACTGCCCGCCGGATCTGGACATGGGCAGCATCAACGCGCTGACGGCTGCGGACTGGGTGATCATCCCGGTCGACTGCGATGAGTGGGCCTGCGATGGAATGCGGGAGATCATGGACCAGATCGAGCAGGTGCAGTCCTACTACAACCCGCGTCTCAAGGTGATGGGCGCGCTGATGACAAAGTATCGCCGAACACGGTACGCGGGCGAGGTCGTTCGCCAGCTCAACGAGGCGGGCATTGAGATGCTGCACACCGTCATCCGGTACACGGTCAAGGTCAGCGAGGCCAAAGGCGCGCATGAGCCGCTGCGGGTCTACAAGCCGGACTGCTCGGCAGCGCTGGACTACGGATGCCTGGCAGATGAGGTCGATGAGGCCGTGTCCAAGATGGACACGCACAAGGAGGGCTAACGATGAGTAAGGGATTCTCTATTAACGACATTCTCGGCAACACAAAAGCCAACGCCCCGGCGGGTCAGAAAATGCAGGTCGTCATGCTGCCGGCGGCAGACATCGAGCCGAACCCGGAAAACAGCATCTACGAGATCGGGGATGTGTCGATGCTCAAGGCGGACATTGCCGAGCGGGGCCTGCGCAGCCCGCTGGAGGTGCTGCCTGCCAAGGGCGGCAGGTACATGTTGATCGCAGGGCACCGCCGCTGGACGGCCTGCCGCGCCCTGACTGCCGAGGGCATGGCCGGGTTTGAGGTCCTGCCCTGTGTTATCCACCAAAGCCAGGGCGCGGATGATGACCTGATTGCGCTGATCACCTCCAACGCCACGGCGCGCGAGCTGACGGACGGCGAACGACTCCGGCAGTACATCGCCCTCAAACAGGCCCTTGAACGCAAAAAGGCGGCGGGCAGCCTGGGCGGGCGCGTCCGCGATGAGATGAGCCGCATCACCGGCGAAGGCACCGGCACACTGGGGAGGCTGAATGCCATTGCCAACAACTGCGTGCCGGAGGTTTTGGCGATGGTGGAGCGCGGCGAGATCACCATGACGCGGGCCTATGAGTGTAGCAAGCTGTACAAGGTGCAGCAGGTAGAGTACGCCAAAAACAAGTACGCCAGTATGCCGCCCATCACCGATATGGCCCGGCGGGCGGCCATCAAGTATCTGGTCGAGTGCGGCCTGGCCGACCAGCTGAAGAAGCTCGACTACGTTCGCAAGAGCGAATGGAACTACGCTGACCACGGGCTGGATACTCACAAGATGGAGCCGGTGACGCTGGATCTGACTGAGAGTGAGACGGATGCGCTGTTAAACATTGAGCCTGCTGATTATTACGGCTTTCGCGTGAGGATGATGGATCCGGCGGATACAAACGAGGTTATTGCCGAAAGCTTATTCACTACACGAGAGTTGTTCGATGCCGCTAAGCGTCTGTACATTAACAAGGACGATCTGGCGGCATACAAGGCCGAGGTGAAGGGCAAGCGTGATCAGGAGCGTGCCCGGCAGGAGGAGGCCGGAAAGTGGCAGGCGCTGGCCCGGCAGGAGCTGGAGGCGTTCGACAGCTGGCCGCTTGTGACGCGGCTGAAGGATCTGGGCCTGACGATCCGTGAGCGGAAGATGGCAGACGGCGGGCGGCTCATCATTGCCGCGGATGATCTGGCGCGCTTTTCCGGCCATGTGAACGGCTTTCAATACAGTGAGTGCTTCGCGGTGCGCCTCGGGCCGAACGGCGAGCGCGCAGGCCGGGACGGAGACATCAATGCCCTTGACTGGTACAAGCGCTGGTACAGCACCGGCGCGGGTATTGAGAACTACATTGCCGAGGACATCCAGCGGGCCACGCGGGAGGCGAAAAAGAAATGAGCAGCGGATTTTGCGGGATTCCCGGCATGAGCCAGCCGCATCTTGATATGTGTGAGAGGTGCGCTCACAATAAGGGACTGTTTAACCTGGATTGTGAGTTGTACTGCTACGGCGTCGAAAAGACGGACGGAGCGGGCATTGTGCTGGAATGTGATGACTTTGAACCATCTCCGGGAGGTGATGCCCAATGACCTATGATGAGTGCATCGTGTGGCTGAACCGCTACCGCGATGCCCGGCGGGTGGAGCCGCGATTGCGGGAACGGCTCCGGGAAGAAAACCGCCGCGCCGACTACGCCCGCGCCCTGCGCCCACCCGGCGGGGCCGGTGAGATTGACAGTGCGCTGCTGAGCATCAACACCCGGCGCGAGAAGCTGGCCGCCCAGCTGACGGACGGCGAGGCCGCCAGGGTGGAGATTGAGAGCGCCATTGCTCAGCTGGAGGATGCCCTGGAGCGCGAGGTCCTACAGATGCGCTACATCGACGGGCGCACCAACCGCCAGATCGCGGCGCGCATGAGGATCACTGAGCGCTATGTGCGCAAGCTCCATCGGCGGGCAATTTTCAAAATTATAAAATTAGTTCCGCCCAGTTCCGCCCCAGTGTGTTAAGCTGAGGGTGTCGGGCAGGTAGGGGCTTGATGCTCGACGGTTTGCTCGTTTGCATAATCCTCCTAAGCGGATAGTCGCCCCACATCGGGGCGGCTATTTTTTTTATAACTGGGTTGCAAGGTTGCAGGGTTACGGGTACGCCCGGCGGTTCGATTCCGCCAGCCTGGCCATAGTTAATCTCCTTGAAATAGCTGACAGCCGGGAAAGACCGGCAACATACCGCACAGCCGCCCGCTCAGTTCCCCGGCGGGATGAACCTTGACAGGTGCAAGACCTGTGTGCGGGTACGCAGTGCCGTTGATGTGGTTAAACTCAGCGGATGACGGACGGCAATAGACCGTCATGCCCGGCGGGCGGGAGAGCCTCACCTACACCGAGACAAAAGAAACTCCGTCTCGCGCCGCTGGGCATCTATGATAATTTTACGCCCCGGCGGGTGGAGGTGCAGCGCGTGTCCAGTGTGGACACGCAAACAGTATGCGGGAGTTTGCCAAAGCGTTTTACAAGAGCAAAGCGTGGCAGCGCTGCCGCGATGGGTACGCCGCCAGCGTGGGCGGATTGTGCGAGGATTGTCTGGCTAAGGGGCTGTATCGCCCCGGTGAGATAGTCCACCACATGACAGAGTTGACGCCGGACAACATTAACGATCCGGCGGTCTCGCTGTCATGGTCTAACCTGAGACTGCTGTGCCGTGACTGTCACGCAAAGCGCCACGGCGCGCGGCGCAGATACCGTGTGGACCCGGCGGGGCGAGTGACATCGAGGTGGTGACCTCCCCCCGGTCGAAAAAACGAGCGGGGGTGTGGTAGACCGGGCCCCAAAGTTCGGAAAAGCACTGAAAAGAGTGTAAAGGGGGTGTTGTTGTGGGGAAAAAAGCAAAAACTACTCTAATTCAAGAGGAGTACAACAGGATCATGGCGCACTACGCCGACCTGCCTAAAAATCAGATGGCGATTGTGGAGCCGCTGATCCAGAACGCGGCATTTATGAAAATCACACTCGACGATCTGCAAAAATCCATCAATGCGGACGGATGCAGCGAGGAGTACATGAACGGCGCGAACCAGTACGGCAAAAAAGCCAGCGCCGATCTGCAAGCCTACAACAGCCTCATCAAGAACTACAACACCGTGACCGAGCGCCTGGGCAAGCTGCTGCCCCCGGAAAAGCGTGAGAGCAGACTGGAGCAGCTGGCCCGTGAATAATTACATCTACGAGTATTACCAGAAAATCACGGACGGCACCATCATCGTGGGCCGCTGGATCAAGGTCTGGTACAAGTATGTTGTGGACGGTCTGGAAAAAGGGCTGTTTCACTTTGACCCCAAAAAAGCGCAGAAAGCGATCCGTTTTGTGGAAAATTTCTGCCGACACCATGAGGGCGCGCTGGCTCCCCAGCTGATTGTGCTGGAGCTATGGCAAAAGGCGCTTTTGTCGGTGCTGTTTGGCGTGGTGGATGACACAAACCACCGCCAATTCCGTGAGGTCGTTGTTATTATCGCCCGGAAAAACGGCAAGACGCTGCTGGCCGCCGCCATTGCTGCCTATTGCAGTTTTTTGGACGGTGAGTACGGCGGGCGCATCTACTTTGCCGCGCCTAAGCTGGAGCAAGCGGGGCTGTGCTACGACGCCTATTATCAGATGCTCAGCAAGGACCCAGAGCTGAGCCTGCTTAGCAAGAAACGGCGCACAGACATCTACATCGCGAACAGCAACACGAGCGCAAAGCCGCTGGCGTTTTCCGCGAAAAAGTCGGACGGTCTCAACGTCAGCCTGTGCGTGGCCGATGAGGTCGCCAGCTGGCCCGGTGATGCCGGGCTGAAATTCTACGAGGTCATCAAATCGAGTTTTGGCGCGCGCACACAGCCCATGCTACTGGCGATCAGCACGGCGGGCTATGTGAACGAGGGCATCTATGATGAACTGATAAAGCGTGCCACCCGCTTTTTGCTGGGTGATTCCAAAGAGATGCGCCTTGCGCCGTTTCTTTACATGATCGATGACCCGGCCAAGTGGAACGATATCAATGAGCTTGCGAAAGCAAACCCGAACCTGGGCGTAAGCATCAGCGTCAGCTATCTGCTGGAAGAAATCGCCATTGCCGAGGGAAGTTTGTCCAAACGGGCCGAGTTTTTGACAAAATACTGCAACATCAAGCAAAACTCTAGCCTTGCCTGGTTGTCCGCCGACGTTGTGGAACGCGCCTGCGGCACGCACATCGACCCGGCTGACTTCAAGAACTGCTACTGCGTGGGTGGCATTGACCTGAGCCGCACAACCGACTTGACCGCCTGCGTGGCGATTATTGAGAAAGACGCCCGGCTGAACGTGCTGGCGCATTTCTTCCTCCCCGCCGAGAAGCTGCAAGAGGCTACCGAGCGGGACGGTCTGCCCTATGCAGCGTATGTGCAGCGCGGCATCCTAACGCTGAGCGGTGATAACTTTGTCGACTATCACGATTGTTATAACTGGTTTAAGATGCTGATAGAGCAGTATAAAATCTATCCTTTGCAGGTCGGCTATGACCGATACACGGCCCAGTATCTTGTGCAGGATATGAAGCAATACGGATTTCACATGGATGATGTATTCCAGGGGTTCAACTTGACGCCGGTGATCCGAGAAGTTGAGGGGCTGCTGAAAGACGGCACCATCAACATCGGAGACAACGATCTGTTAAAAGTGCATCTGCTGAACACGGCGCTGAAAGTCGAAAACGACAGCGGCAGATGCAAACTCGTGAAGATGAGCGCCGCCGACCACATTGACGGCTGCGCCGCGCTCATGGATGGGATGACGGTGCGGCAGAAATGGTGCGCCGAGATCGGCGGCCAGTTAAAGAACGCGGGGTGATGAGCATGGGACTGTTTCAATCAATTTTCGGGAAGATAGCCGCCAAGAGCCTCGCGTCTGGATTCTGGACGACGCTGGACGGCTACACGCCCAGCTTTTTGAGCTGGGGTGGCGAGTTGTATGAGAGCGAGATCGTGCGCGCCGCGATCCACGCCACGGCCACCCACGCCAGCAAGCTGAGCGTCACCGTGCAGGGACCGGCAAACCCGAAATTGCAGACCCGCCTCCGGCAGGGGCCGAATGAGTGGCAGACATGGGGGCAATTCCTGTACAGACTTTGCACAATCCTGGAGGTGCAAAACACCGCCTTTATTGTGCCGGTCATCAATGAGTTTGGTGAGACAGTTGGCATGTTCCCCGTGCTGCCGTCCAGCTGTGAGATCGTGCAGTATGGGGCCGCGCCCTGGCTGCGCTACACATTCCGCAGCGGCCAGACCGCCGCCATTGAAATGGCGCAGTGCGGCATTATGACAAAATTCCAGTACAAGAGCGATATTTTTGGCGAGAACAACCACGCGCTGACGCCCACGATGGATCTGGTAAACCTGCAAAACCAAGGCATTGCCGAGGCCGTTAAAAACGGCGCGACATTCCGCTTTGCAGCCAAGATGAACAACTTCTCCAGCGATGAGGATTTGAGAAAAGAGCGCCAGCGATTCAGCCGGGAAAACCTGCAAGGCGAGGGCGGCGGCATCCTGCTGTTCCCCAACACCTACACGGACATCAAGCAGCTGGAGGCCAAGCCCTACGTCGTGGCCGCTGATGAGATGGAGCGCATCAACACCAATGTGTTCAACTACTTCGGCACCAACGAGGACGTGCTGCAAAACCGCGCTTACGGCGACGCCTGGAGCGCGTTCTATGAGGGCAAAATCGAGCCGTTTTCCATCCAGTTCAGCGATGTCGCCACAAAAATGTTGTTTACAGAGCGCGAACGCGCGGGCGGCACGCTGCTGATGGCGACAGCCAACCGGCTGCAATACATGAGCAACACCGAAAAACTGAACGTATCGGCCCAGATGGCGGATCGCGGTATTATGAACCGCGATGAAATCCGCGAAATTTGGAACTTGCCGCCCCTGCCGAACGGCCAGGGGCAAGCGTACACGATACGCGGCGAGTATTACCTGCTGGGCAGCGATGGCAGTGTGACAAAGAAAGGAGACGACCTAACCAGTGGAAAGTAATGAAAAATTGTTGAAAAAGTTGAACAATGGCCGGGAATACCGCGCCATGCGGCTGGAGGTCCGAACCGCCGACCCCGCCGCGCCGGACTCCAAGCAGGAAGTGGAGGGCTACGCCTGTACATTCAACCAGCCCTATTTGCTGTATGAGTACAGGGGCGACAGCGGTACCTGCTACCGCATCATGGAGCAGATCGACCCGCACGCTTTTGATGACTGCGACATGGATGACGTCATCATGCAGTACGACCATGAGGGCCGCGTCTTTGCCCGCACCAAAAACGGCACGTTGGCCCTGGCCGCTGACAGCGCCGGGCTGAAAGTGACTGCCGATCTGGGCGGCACCGAGATTGGGCGGCAGCTGTTTGCCGAAATCAAGGGCGGCTACACCGATAAGATGTCGTTTGGCTTTACCGTGGCCGAGGATAAGCGTGAGACCACCCGCGATTTGGAAAACAACGCCGTGACCGTGAACCGCACGATCACCAAGATCAAGAAACTGTACGATGTGAGCGCCGTGAGCCTACCGGCCAATGACGCCACATCGATCAGCGCCCGAAAATTCCTTGACGGAGAGATCGAGAGAATTAAAGCGGAGAGACTGCAAAGGGCGGATACCGCAACAAAAATCAAACTGAAACTTTTGGGAGTGTGAACCATGAAAAAGAAAACCAGTGAAATGACCATTGCGGAGCTGCGCGCCCGCGCTGCCGAAATCCGCACCGAGGTCAACGCCGAGGGTGCCGACCTGGACGCCTTGGAGGCCGAGGCCGATGAGATCAGCCAGCGCATCGCGCAGTATGAGACCGAGCAGCGCCGCCTCGGCATTGCCGCCAAGGTTGCGGACGGTGCCGGTGCGCCCCAGGACAACCCCACCGCCCACACCGATGCCCAGACCCGCGCCCAGCAGTTCAAAGAGAACCGCCGCGCCGTTCTGGGCGTGGAGGAGACCCGCGCCGTTCTGGTGAGCGGCGGTAAGCTGGCAACCCCCACCGAGGTCAACACCGAAATTCAGGACCGCGTTGGTGTCGGCGTCTCCAGCATCATTGATATGGTGTGGGTCGATGACTGCTCCGGTATGTCCACCGACCGCATCCCCTACGTCAAGCAGGATGCCGACGCTGCCGCCGATCAGACCGAGGGTGCTGCTGCCACCACCAAAGAGGCCACCTATGACTACATCGACATCACGCCCAAGTCGGAGGCGGTTCTGAGCCAGATCAGCAAGCAGGCCAAGAAGCAGACCCCCGTGAACTACTTCGCCAAGTGCCGCGCCCAGGCCCTGCTCAGCTTGCGCAAGAAAGCATCCGTCATTGTGACCGATGCGCTGAAAGCCAGCAAGCTCGTGAACACCATCGACGCCACGCTGGACAGCACTAAGAAAGGCGCCATCAACGAGAAAACCCTGCGCAATCTGACGCTGAACTACGGCGGCGATGAGGCCGTTGAGGGCGAGGCAGTCCTGTTCCTGAACAAGAAGGATCTGATTGCCTTTGGCGATGTGCGCGGCACCAACGAGAAAAAGGCTGTCTACGAGATCACCCCGGATTCTGCCAACCCCAACACCGGCATCATCAAGGAGGGCGGCCTGAGCGTGCGCTACTGTCTCAACAAGAACTTGACCGCCTGTGCCGGTACGGCCCAGACCGCCAAGGCACAGCCCACCATGTTCTACGGTGTGCCGCGCTGCCTCAAGCTGGACCTGTTCAGTGACTACGAGATCGCCGTCTCCGACGACTTCGCTTTTGACAAGCTGCTGTCCACCATCCGCGGTGATGTGGAGATGGGTGCGGATGTGGTCGTCCCCGGCGGCTTTGTGGCGCTGACTATCCCGGCCAACGCTTGATCGGAGGCTGTGACCTATGGCAGACAACGACCTGCTCTACCGCGTCAAACACGCGATACGCCGCCCAAACATGACGGAAGACATGGAACAGGAACTGAGCGACCTGGTTGACGCGGCTCTTGCCGAGTTAAAGGCGGCGGGCGTGTCCAATGTGGACACACAGGATCCGTTGATCCGCCGCGCGGTTATCACTTACTGCCGGACAAATTTCTGGCCGGGCGATGATTACGACAAACTAAAGGCGTCCTATGATGAGCAAAAGGCACAGCTTATGACGGCGACCGGCTACACGGACTGGGGCCAGACGCTTTAGTTTTGTGATGTACCGCCGGAGCGCCAGCGCCCCGGCGGTACATTTTTTAGGAGCTACCATGTACTGGATGGAACAGATCACCCTACTGAAAGACGAACCCAAGAAAGAGCAGGGCGTGCTTACACACAACTACATCCCTGTGTGCACCGTTTACGGTGAGCAAAAATCCGTGAAATGGGGCGAGTTTTTCGCCGCCGAAAGCGCAGGGACAACGCTGAGTGCGGTGTTTATCTTGCACGCTGATGAGTACACCGGTGAGCGGGTCGTGGAGTGGAACGGCAAGCGGTACAGCGTCCAGCGCGCCTACCTGACCGGCGATAAGGTGGAGCTGACATGCAGCGACCTGGCCCAGCCTAAAGGGGGACCGCCGTGAGGATGAATTTAATGTGGAGCGATGAGGTCACGGAGCAGCTGACAAAGCTCGCTGATCTGGACTCCATTGCGCCGGAAATGCTGAAAAGCGCCGCGCCCATCGCGGTGGATGCGCTGAAACAGCAAGTCGGGAAACACAAAAGCAACCGCGCCAACAAGCACCTGGCCGACAGCGTCCGCGCCGGAAAGCCCAAAAAGCGGAAAAGGGGCGGCTATGGGCTGGATGTGAGCTTTAGCGGTTACGACAGCGGGCATGGCTCCAGCCCAAGCTATCCGAATAAGGTTGCCCAGATGCAGAAAGCCGTGGCGTTGGAGTACGGCACCGCAAAAGAACCCGCACAGCCCTTTTCGAACCGCGCCGCAAACAGCTGCGAAGATGCTGTCAGCACCGTGATGCAGGATGTTTTGCGGCAGAGAGGTAAGCTATGACCATGATTGATGCGGCCCTGGCCGCACTGGAAACTGTGTGCAGCAACGTTTCGTTTGTAAAAAATGAAGATGATCCGCTGCCGGACAGTTATGTGGTGCTGAGCGTTCTGGATGACACGCCGGAGGTATACGCCGGAGACCTGGACGAACAGCAGCGCTTGCAGGTGCGAGCCGCCTGGTATACAAGAGACCTGCCCCAGCCCTGCGCCCGCAAAATGCGCTGTGCTTTGCGTAATGCCGGTTTTATCATCGGCTCCACCGAGTACGGCTATGATAACGACACAAAACACTTTATCGCATACGTCGAGGCCGAGACCGATGACGGGTGTGATTGGAACGAAAGAGAGGCACAATAATGGCTTATATCGGACTTCCCTACTATGGCTATTGCCCAATTACTGTAGCGACCAACGCGGATGGTTCTGAAACGGAAAGCCTCGGCAATGGCAAGATCACGCGCGCTGTCGTGAGCTATGGCGGCGAAAACGACAGCGACAGCAGCGAGCTGTGGGCCGGTGACCGCCGCGAGCAGCGCGATGCAGGAGCGCCCAGCGCGAAGCTGACCATTGATCGCAGCTACCTGAGTCTGGCGGATGAGGCTGAACTGTGCGGCCACCACTATGATGAGAGCACAAAGACGCTTGAGCGCAAAGAGGGCGATACGCCTGCTCTTGTGCGTGTTGCGGCGCTTGGCAAGCTGAAAAAACCTGACCGCAAGCTTGCGTATCGCCTGGTGGGCTATTACCGCGTGAGCTTTGACCCTGTGGATGACAACCTCAGCACTGCCTCCAAGAGCACAAGTTACAGTACGACCAAGCTGGCAGGATCCGCGGAGTGCAACAGTGATGGGAATTTTGTGAAAAAGCAGGAGTTTGATGGGTACGAAGAGGCCCTTGCCGCACTGAAAACATTCTTGAACATCAAGGAGTGAGGATCATGGTGGAGATTACGCTGCGCGGACGCAAGTACCCGGCACTGTTCGACCTGCAAAACGTCAAGGAGTTGCAGGAACACTACGAGGATTTGAGCGCCATTGTCGAAAAGCTGAACGACCCGGAGGAGGCCGCCTATATCGTTTGGCTGCTGATCCGCGAAGGTGTCGAGCTTGACAATGAGGAGCATCACCGGGATAATGAGGCCCCCAGCCTGGCAACGGTTAAAAAGCTCATCTCCTTTGGCGATCTGCAAGGCGGTTTGGTCGCCGGTGTAGAAGAAGCCTTTATGGAGTTTTACGGAAAAAACGGGTCAGGCCGTCAAGCGTTACAGGCGATGAGGACGATGCTGAGCGAATCTGGGTTGATGACGTCCCCGAACGGCACTTTGACGGCGAACGAGTGATCAATTTTGCAAGGCTCCAATATATCGCGGTTGGTCTGCTGGGGTATTCCCGGCGCGAAACACGGTTTTTGAGCTTGAATGAACTGCTTGAGCAGTTTACCGAATATTGCGCCATGAATGGCATTGAAATTCCGCAAGAGAGGGGGTTGGCAGATGTCGCTACCTAGAGCGGGCGTGAGCCTGGTTGTTGAAAACGACAAAGCGTTTAAGGATGCGCTGAGCGAGGTGAACGCTGGCTTGAAAGTCAACAAGCAGCAGATGCAGCTTGTGACGGAGCAGACCAAAGAGATGGACGACCGACAGGCCGCCCTAAAACAGCGGTGCGAGACCGTGCAGCAGACGCTCCAAAGCTACCGCGACAAGGTTGAGGTATTGCAGCAAGCCTACGAAAACTCGGCCAAGCGCGAGGGAGAGGCCAGCAAGGTCACGATGCAGTGGAAAGCCAGCCTCATCAGCGCGCAGACCGAGGTTGCCAAGCAGGAAAATTTATTAAAGAGCCTGAATGACCAGCAGGAACAAACCGGCAAGACCATGACCAGCCTGGCCGATGTGGTCAATGGTTTGGCCAACGCTCTGGGAATCACGCTGCCGCCCGGCGTACAGGCTGCCGTTGACAAGCTGGGGCAGTTTTCCGCCAGCGGAGCGGCGGCTGTGACAGTGGTTGGCGGTCTGGTCGGCGCGCTTGCGAAATCCACAATGGACATGAGCAAGACGGCGGACGACCTGCTGACGCTGTCCACGCAGACTAGTTTGACCACCGATCAGCTGCAAGAGTTTGAGTATGCCAGCGAGCTTGTGGACGTCAGCACCGACACGCTGCGCGGCAGTCTGGTGAAGCTGACCAACAATATGCAGACGGCGGCAACCAGGACAGGCTCTGCGGCAGAGGCGTTTAAAAAACTGCATGTAAAAGTATCGGACAGCAGCGGGAAGCTCAAGGACAACTATGAGGTGTTTTTGAAAACCATTGACGCCTTGGGCAAGATGAAAAACGAGACCGAGCGCGATGCGCTGGCGATGGATATCTTTGGCAGGTCGGCAACGGACCTGAACCCACTGATCGAGGCCGGCAGCGGCAGACTGAAAGAGCTTGCGGAGCAGGCACACGAGGTTGGCTACGTTGTCGATAATGAAACGCTGCAGAGCTTTGGTGAGCTGGATGATGCAATGCAGAAGCTGGACAAGCAGGGCGACGCCGTGAAGCGCAGCTTTGCGGAGGCGCTGCTGCCCATCATTACAGCGTTTGCCGAGGCCCTGAACGCTATCCCAACGCCAGTGTTGACGGCAGTTATCTCTATTACCAGCATCGCCACAGTAGTGCTGCTTGTGGTGAAGGCCATTAAAGAATTACAGGGGCCGGTTGGAACCGTGAAAAGCATGATCGGCGGCGTTATGAGCTTTATGGATCCGCTGTATATAAAAATCATGCTGATCGTTGCCGGCATTACTGCGCTGGTGGCTGTGATCGCTGTCCTGATCGGCAAAGGAAACGAAATCAACAGCGCCATGAGCGGCATATCCTCGGCTACAACGGGGACAATGCGCGCAGCCAACAGCAAGGTGCCGCAGTATGCCACCGGCACGCGCAGCGCGCGCGGCGGTCTGGCACTTGTGGGCGAAAACGGGCCGGAGCTGGTCAATCTGCGAGGAGGCGAGCGTATCTACAACAACAGCCAGACGCGCGGACTTCTGGGCGGCAGCAATATCAGTATCGGGCAGATAACCATTGACGCCAAGAATGTCAAGGAATTTAACGATATTGTGGCCATTGCAAAAAATGAAGCCATGAGCATGAGACAGGGGGTGGTGACGTGAAATCGCACAGCTGGAGCACGAGAAACTTTGCGGCAAACAACAGGGTCCCCAATGCCAACTACCAAGCATACAGATGCTCGTGGCTATTCAGCACTGGGATGGGGAACACAAGCCGGTATATTGGGAGCTTGAGCGTCCGTGTCCCCGCATACGGAAATGGCAGCCGAAGAGTCAGGCTGGTTGGATATGCACTTGCCAACAGCGCAGGTTCGAGCTATCACAGCAGCCAGAACAGCGTTTGCGAGCAGAGCAATTTTTCTTACGGAAATTGCTCGTTTTCATTTGACGCGTTCACTCAGAAAAACAAAAAAGAAATTTTAGCTTACGGCATATATGTGAATGCCGAGAGCGGATACAATAACGTTGGTGATAGCCGCAGCGATACGGTGATCAACTGTGTAAGCTACCAAGGTGTCATCACGCCGACGGGCACAGCCTGGACCAGCGGAACGGTGGCGCGATACACAAAGTACCGTTTGCAGTGGACGACTAACGCAGAAGATGACTTTGAGCGCAGCAACTCCACCTGCCAGATCGTTCTTACGGACCAGGACGGCGGAAACGGCCAGACAATCAGCCTGAGCAATGGCGCAACGTCCTACGATCTGGATACTACCGCATGGTCAAGCGGCAGCGGCATCCGCTGGCGGGTGCGAGTAGGGGCTTATGGATCCGGTACGGTGACGGAGAGCCCTACCTACTCCCTGTCACTTGCCGACCCCAGCGCCAAGGTGGACGACCTGCGCCCTACCAGCAAGACGTATTACGGCTTTGACGCCACGTTTAGCTGGGCTTTTGTCGGCAGTATCGCCAGTGGCTCTATCAGCGGTGCGCTGCAGCAGGCATCTGCTGTGCTTCAGTACCGCACGGATAATATGGCCGACCCTGCGCAGTTTGCCAGCGTCGGCAACGACACGACCCACGTGACCGTCAACTGCGGCGTACTGCCCATTGGCAGCTACCAGTGGCGCGTTATAGCGCGGAGTACCGTGGGAACCACGCACACATCCGGCTGGGTGCAGGTGACCAACGTTGAGGTGCCAGTGTCCGTCAAGGGCACGACCCCTGCAGCGGGAGCATCTGCGCCACGGGCAGTTGACAACCGATTCAGCTGGGTTTTTAGCGTTGACAGTGATGACCGGCCCGGCGACGTCACGCAGCAGAGTGCGACACTTTACTACAAGGCCAACAACGAGAGCGCGTGGCACACCGCCGCCGTGAGCGGATCGCAGCAGTATGCAGACGTCCCGGCAAACACATTTGCCGAGGGATGCACAACACTGGATTGGTATGTTGAGGCGGTTGCCAACACCGGCTCAAAGGTTATCAGCGATACGATCAGTGTGTCCACATTGGATGCGCTGAGCACACCTGTAGCAGTGAGCCCCGCGGGCGAGTACATGGATGACACTGTCCAGGGCATTACGTTTGTGTGGCAGCACGCGAACGTGACAGGTACGGCTCAAACCGGGTGGGAGCTGAGCTACTCTACCGACAGCGGCGCGTCCTATCTTGTGCTGGCCAACGCGGACAATGCAGATAAGAGCTACCAGGCAGCTGCCGGCACATTTTCCAGCGGCGTTATTTACTGGCGCGTGCGCACCAAAAACACAGACGGCGTGTTTGGCAACTATTCCGGCGCGGCGATTTTTGCAATCCGCCGCGCGCCGAAAGCCCCGGTCATCTCCTACTATGATAACAAACCGCTTGCAAAAATGCGCTGGCAGGCGCAGGAGCAGGACGGCTATGAGATCGCAGTGGATGGAGTGAGCCTGGGCGTGCACTACGGCACGGGCAAAGAGTGGCAGTCTGACGCTGTGCTGGCGGACGGAAAGCATACTCTGTCTGTCCGCATCTACAACACTTACGGGGACGCGTCCCCGTGGGCCAGTTGCGAGATCAAAGTCAAGAATCAGCCTGGTGACCCGGTGATCTGCAACGCAGAGAGCTGCTGGGGAGAGGTACGGCTGCATTGGGGCGGAGATAAAGCGTACATCCTGCGGGACGGTGAACTGATCGCCAAGGCGGATAGAGGACTGTACACAGACCGCACCGGCGTGCTGGATCACCGGTACGTGATCCGCATTTTTGATGCGGACGGCTACTATACGGACAGCGCGCCGGTCACAGCTGCGCCCAGTGTGCCCTATGCCGCAATCGGACCGCTCAACGGCAGCTGGTGGCTGGCGCTGAAATATGCAACCAGCTACCAGAATTACACAAAAAGCACAAGCCTTAACGGCAGTTACCAGCAGTACTGGGGTCAAGAGCTCCCGGTCTGGCATGATGCAGGCAACCGAGTGGTGACACATACTATTGCTCACGCATGTAGGAGCGCGGATGAACTGGCTAAACTGCGCAGCTTAGCCGGACAGCAGGTCGTATATAAGGACAGAGCCGGGCATCTGGCGATTGGCGTTTTTAAGGATTTGCAGGAAAGCCGCGACCACGGCTGCACGCCGTTGAGCTTGAGCATAACCGAGATACAGCGGGAGGCGGTCAAGTATGATCCGGTATGAGTTTGTCGCCATGCGCAGCGGTGCACCCTACCGCGTGCTGCAGGTGCCTGCTGACTGCACCCCGCAAATCCGCTTTACGGGCAGCGCCGAGGTCAAAAGCACCGTCACACTGACCGTGGAGCCGGACGAGGACGTCAACTGGCTGACGGACATGCTGAGTGTTGTGCGCGTGGATAACGCTGACCGAACGCCACTGGGGTTGTTTTGTGTTACGACGTGCCCTGCCAGCGTGGACGAATACGGCCACAAAACGCAGGAACTGACCGGGTACGACCAGGGCTATGCCCTGCGCAATCTGAGTGTGCTGGAGCGCACCCTAATGATCCGCGCCGGGACGCGATACACCACGGCGATCCGCGAGCAGCTGCTGGCGGCTGGCGTCAACGTGGTCAGCATCATCGACACAGACGATGTGCTGATGACAGACCATGAATGGGAGATCGGCACAACGCGGTACGCAGTCGTGTCCGCTTTGCTTGCCGAGATCAATTACCGGGACATTTATTTTGACGGTAGCGGCGTTGCCGTGGCAGAGCCCTGGGAGCCAGCGTCCATCAATAACCGCACGCACCGCTACGGAGCCGATGAGGCGACCCTGCTGCGCATCCCCATGAGTGTTGAGGCAGACACATTCAATGCGGCCAATGTTTTCGTGGACATCGTGAGCAGTGCGGATCTGGGTCAAGAGCTGCGCGCCGTGGCTGAGAACGTCAACCCCACAAGCCCGCTGAGCATCATGCGGCGAGGGCGTCGCATCGTGAGCGTGGAGACGGTAGAGGGAATCGCGTCGCAGGCTGCGCTTGAAACGCATGTGAAGAACAGGATGCTGCTGAGCATGATGGGGGCCGCAAATTATACGTTTACATCCTGCGGGGACACAGAGCAGCCCCACAGGTTAAATGACAGCATACTAATGATGCGCGACGGCATCGGCCTGCTGGAAGAACAGGAGTGGACGCTCGACTGCGTCCCGGGCGGTCAGATGACGCATACGGCAAAGAAGGTGTTTTACAGCATTGATTGAGAATTACCAACAGCGCAAAGCGCTTGAGACGACAACTAAAAGTGGGAACATTGCCACAGTGAGCGCCGTATACAGCGATGGGATCGCGCTGATCTTGCCCGGTGATACGACTCCGGCGGAAAAACATTATCCCTACAATGCCGCAGTGACATTCTCTGCCGGTCAACGCGTCCACATTGCGAGAGAGTCCGGCACAATCATTGTGGAGTACCCCATTGGCGGAAACGGCAGCTAAGAGGAGGTGGCCATCATAAAAACCATTGTACTGATGAACTATGACGTGGTCGTAGAGGGAAACTTTTCGATCACGCCTTGCATTGAGCTGGGAACCAAGGACAGCTACGGCACGGAAAAGGTCCGCGTCATCTTCGGAGAGGGGTGGAGCGGCCTGGAGGCTTTGGCCGTGTTCCATGCACCCGGCGGGTCGGCGACAAAAAAGACAGTCGGAGCGGACGGTATCTTGGAAGTGCCGCCTGAGGCAACGGCCGACAACGCAGGCCGCGGCAAGATCGTATTTCTGGGCCTCGCTAATGGGATGCAGCGCATCACTGTAGATCTCCCCTACTCCATCCGGGATCACTCTGGCATTGAAGGAGACAACCCCGGCACGCCTACGCCGGATGTGGTGCAGCAGATCTTGGAGAACTCCAACAACGCGGTGCGGGTGGCGCAGGCCGCCAAGGATGCCGCGGAAAACGCGCACCGGGCCGCTGAGGATGCCGCCATCAAGGCGGGCGAGGAAGCGGGCGGTGCAGCTGCCAGCGCTGCGGCGGCTGCGGCCAGCGCAGATACCGCCAACGCAGCCAAGGATGCCGCTGCGAAGCATGAATACGCGGCGGCGGAGTCCGAGGACAACGCTGAGGCCGCGGCAACCGCTGCCGGGCGCGCGCAGGACGCGGCAGCGCAGTCTGAGAAGAAAGCAGCGACCTCCGCTGCGGCTGCCGCCAAGGATGCCGATAGTATTGCCGAGGCTGCCGAAAAAGCCACGCAGGAGGCCGGTGCCGCTGCCGGGTCTGCCACAGCGGCAGCGGAGAGCGCTGCTGCGGCTGCTGAAGCCGCCACGAAGGCGGGGCAGTCTGCCGGCACGGCCACGGAAAAGGCAAGCGCAGCGGAAAGTGCGCGGGCCGCTGCCGAGAGCGCCAGCGCGAGCGCATCCGCGAGTGCAAAAAGCGCTGCGGATGCCGCTAAAACCGCCGGCGATGCGGCGACAAAGGTCATCAACGAGGGCGTGGCCGAGAAGCTGACCGAGATGCAGGGCATCCAGAACGATGTCAAGGCCCGCCAGCAGGATGTGACCGAGAAGCAGGCTGATGTCACCGCCAATGTGGAGCTGGCGCGGCAGGCCGCGCTGAGTAACGGCTATATGCAGATGGGCGTTGACCCGGACACGGGTCATCTGATGTACACGCGCACGACCAATCTGAAAGATAAGATTGATTTTGCTATTGTCAATGACACGAATTTGGAGGTACAGATTCATGGCTGATAGTTCTGTTTTTACTACCGATCTGGGCGCTGTGACCGCCTACGCCGATGCCAAGGCGCACGGCTACACCGGCACCCGTGAGGAGTTCGCCACGCTGCTGGCGAACGCGGGCAACAACCTGGCCGAGGCGAACGCGGCCAAGGCCGCCGCCCAGGCCAGCGCCACGCAGGCGGGCCAGAGCGCTACTGCTGCCGCTGCATCGGCCAAGGCCGCCGCGTCTGCCGTTGGTGCTACGTTCTACGGCGTGGAGTTCACCGGCAGCCCCTCGGCAGGTACGCGCACCGGCGCTGCCGCTGATTTTGTGTTCACCCCCGGCACCGATACCAGCGCAGGACAAAACGACTTTGACGGGGTGTATCCCTGGGCAGGGATGCGGCGCTGCTGCTGCACGCTGAACGCGGACGGCACGGTCACGGTCAACGCCTACAAGGGCCAGCCCGGGTACATTGAGGACGGCACCAACGGTGAGGTGCTGGTTGAGGTGCCGCTCTTCTATGTTTCCGGCATGCTGGATGTCAATCCGCGCGTGTCGGCTGTGCCGATGCCGGGCTTCCGCGCACCGCGGAAGTTCCAGAATGTGGACGGCTCCCTCAAGCAGAAGTGCTACCTGCCCGCGTTCCCCGGCTCCATCGGCAGCGACGGCAAGCTGCACAGCATTGCTGGCGTTGTCAGCACCGGCAGCAAGACGATCTCGCAGTTTCTGGCCGCGGCGCGGCTGTGGGGCGAGACCTACTGCATCAATACCAGTGCCGACTTTGAGGTGCTGGCCTACCTGATGATCGTGGTGTACGGCACCCGCAACGTACAGGCCAAGATGCGCGGCGTCACTGACCTGTACGCCACCAACCAGGCCGTGACCGGCGCGCGCACTGATGAGGCCGCTGTCACCGTCGCCAAGGGCGTGCTGGAGGTCGGCAACGTCATCTCCATCGGTACCGGCGCTGAGAATGCGAGCATCGCCAGCCAGCGCATCGTGACGGCCATCGAGGCCATCGAGGGCGACACTGCCAACGTGAAGGCGAGCTTCTCCGGCGACGCGGTGACGACCACCACCGATCACAAGGTCTGGCGCATCATGGAGGCAACCGGCACGGCCAACAGCGTCATCTCCACCTGTGGCAGCCCCGTCAGCAACACCGACGGCAGGCACAGCTTTGTGTTCTATGGTGTGGAAAACCCACTCTACGGCAACCAGTGGCGCTTTGAGTGCGACTGGAAAATCGTGAACGGCGTTCCCTACATCTGCAACGACACCAACTACAACTGGTCGAGCGTTGAGAACTACACGAAGCTGGATTCCCTCACGCTGCCTAACGAGGGCTGGGCCAAGAACCTGCAGGCCGATGAGCGGTTCCCGTGGCTGCAGATCACAAAGGAAGTCGGCGGCAGCAGCGGAACCTATCTGGCCGACTATTTCTACATCAACAAGAGCGGCGCCCGCATCGCTCGGCGCGGGGCGCTCTCCAGAAGCGGTGACAGCGCGGGCGCGTTCGACGTCCACCTCGGCGGCGACCCTTCGTTGCTCTGGTGGGCCAGTTCGGCGGACCTTTCTGTCCCCGGTTAAGCGGGGGCGCGGGGGCAGCAAGGC